ACGTTCTTTCGGTGGAATAACCACGTCCTTGTCCTTCAAATAATTATATATGATATTATCCCACATCCGTACCTGATAGAACACATCGTTATAATTGACCTTTGCTTCGTAAGCCATAGTCACAGCAAGTTCAATGAGTTTCATCTTGCCTTCCAAGCGGTCTACAAGTTCAACGTCAATGATGTTGTACTCTACAAACTTCTGCCAGTTACCAGTATAGAAATCTTTAAACGTATCAAACTCAGAGTGATCAAGTTTCTTCTGTCCAAGTTCTACGTTAGCGATATGATCCAATCGATAGGATTCCTGTGCTTTATAAGTAAACTTCTTATACAAATCCATGTAGTCTAGTTGAGAGAGACCGCCTACTTCAAATGCGATATTCTTTCTCCCCATAATATAAACTTCCTGCTGCTTCACAAGACCCCAAGGAGAGAACTTCTTCATAGCTTTCTCACCAAGGACTCTATTGATTCGTCCACAGATATATGGGATATCATATAGTTGCACATTCCACCCAGTAATGATGTCTGGATAGTTGTGCTCCCACCAATCTAAGAACTTAACAAGCATCGTATACTCATCACCACAGTAAATGTAGTTGACGTTCTCTTGACTATTCTTGAAGGGTTTTACACCCCACACAATAATCTTTTTTGTATTGTAATCTTGAATAGCAATCGTTAACATCTCTTCTGCAACAGATTCCGTATCTGGAAATCCATATTCGGCAGAGACCTCGATATCGATTGTAAGCAGTTTAATTTTAGATATATCAAATTTTATTTCTTTCTCAGGATACATCTCAGAAATATACTGACTCACATACCGATCATTTCCGTAGATCTTAAATCCTTCAACCTCTTTATACTTCTCGCAAAATTCTCTACAATCACGGACAGTTCCTGGTTTAATTGGTTCTACATACTCACCTTCAAGAGTTTTATATCGAGTTTCTTTTTTAGAAGGAACATAAAAAGTAGGATTGAAGTCATCCTTGTACATTACCCTCTGACCATTTTCATATCCTCGGACCAGGAATTTACTCCCGATCATCTGGACATTAGTATAGAATTTCATTTGTTACGTTTAGATGACGAATAGACATTTCAAATTTTTTGTTTCCGATCTCACCAAGATCAACTTTCTTACCAGTGTAAGTCTCGTATGAAATTAAGAACAATGTATAAAGGTGCCAGTGTACGGGAGGAATGTACTGAGGAGACAGACATAGATGCATATGATCAAAATCATAATCCATTATATCATACTCTTCTTTTGTCGTAACCCGCATTTTGGGTATGAGCCCCTGATAGTATTTTAAATCATTATCATCTAAATCAGCGATAGCGTACTCATTGGTAATCCAGGTATAAGATTTAACTCTATCCTGTGTTTTTAGATAAGCAATCCAGTTCCCTTCGTCAATATCATTATAATTTTTAATGTGATGGTAGTCGTGCTTATTACCTTTAACTGAACGAGTTTTATCTGAATTTAAATCTGAATGAATCATATCACCATGATATAAAACATCATGATGATGATCTACATTGATAATTTCTAAATCTGTCTTGTCTCCGATACTGTAAAGGATGTTATCATGATCATATGCAAAACTAACTGGTACGTCATTATAAAGACATTTATGGAATAATTTCCATAGATAAAAAAGATGCCCTTTATCAAAGGGCAAATCATTCTCTTTTATACCTTTACTATTAAATCTGAAAAAGTTACTCCATCGAGATGACGCATTATCATTCCAAAAAAAGTCTTCATATTTTTTAATGCTGGGACCCATGATGTAGTCCAAGTCAATACTTAAAATTCTCATTTAACCAAAGAGTTGTATTTTTCGGAGAGTTCTTCAGTGGGATCTGCAATGGTCAAGATTTTATCAGAACTAATCATATAGATTGACTGTTCACTTACACCAACCATCCAAGGAGATAAAGTTGAATCAGATATGTTCAAACGATATGGATTGATTAATCTACAATCTGGTTCACCAATTTCAGCACCTACTTCTTCAATCTTTGCAAGAAGAACTACATTATTAGTTAGCAATATAACTTTCATTCTTCATCTCCTTCTGCTGGTTCATCAATCTCGGATGTAAACTCTTTTGGTTCATCAGCCTCAAAAGTATGACTCTCGTCAAGACTTAAATCTGATTCGGATGCACTGACGATATCCCTATCATAAAGTTCCAAAACCTTGCTGATAGGAGTAAGCATAGAAACAACATAATCCGCTGGGATAGGAATGTTTAAATCTTTTGCTAGAGGAATCCAAGGAACCATCCTCACACGAAAATTATCATCATTATCAGAATCTATTTCTAGATCTACCAGGCATGGTCTGTTCAAGATATACCCAATTACTCTTGCATCTGCTCCTGGACCACTCATCCATTCTTTAATTCCACAAATAATTTGTTCACCCTCACGGGTCACAACTAGTCTAATGGTCATGATTATCTAAAAATAATTTTTACTTTTGCTGGTTCCACATGAGAATGGTTTCTACGAATACGACTGCAACTCGCAATAGGAAGAATTTTTCTTTCTGTGTACCATCCCCATTCATCATATTTAGTGACGTATTTGATCTTTCTACAACGCCTCCAATCGCTCCTCACCATCACATTATCCGATGGATATGTATAGATATGTCTATTTGAGATGAACCTAGGATGAGCGATAGCAGGAGTAGATACCAGGAGTGCTGCTGCTGCGATTAGGAATGACTTCATGGCGGAATGTCCTTAATGAACTTATTATAGAATAAAAAAGGAGGGGCGTCAACTGGATTGTGCCAGTTACCCCTCCGTCTGCGACGACGATATTCAATACTATTTATAGAAAATCTTTACGTTTATGTGCATCAGGAACTACTTTACCAAGTTCAACGCTCAGAAGCCCATCTTCAAAAGTAACTGATCTAACTTCCGTGTCTTCGCTAAGTGTCCACGAACGTGTAAACGACCGTTGAGCCACACCTTTGTGGACGTAGTTAGTTTCCGTCTCTTTATCTTCTTTTTGACCTTCAATAAAGAGTTTACCATCCTGTGTGTAGACATAGACTTCCTTCTTTTTAAATCCTGCTAATGCAATCTCTAATCGAGATGTAACATTATTTACCGTTACGAGATTATACGGCGGATAATTTGATGTAGTTTCATGTAGGTCGAAGATCCTATCGAAGTAATCTTCCATACCAATACTGTTCCTAGTGATGCGATCCAACAACTGATTAATGTTGGCTGCATTGTACCTTGTTAGGTCTCCCATTTGATAGCTCCTTAAATAAGCGAGTTTATGTTGTGTGGACCCCGAAGGCATCCATAAGTATATAGTAGCACAGATACAAAAAAACGGGGTGTTGAACCCCGTATCTTTTTGTTCGGTTTTACCTAAGGTCAACACGAATTGCTTCAGTCTCACCTTCAATTTGAGGAATCCAATAGAGTTCCAGAGGCAATTTTGCAAGTTCAACCTTGGGAAGTGAGAACCCAGGCATAACGGAAGACATACGTTCTTCAACCCAGGAAATATACCAATTGATAGTGTTATCAAGAATGTCCTTAATAGTATCAAGCATTTCTTCACGTTCTGCTTCAATTTGGTGTTCACAGATCGCATAACTAGAAGCGCAAACACGGGCAGTGGTTCCAGTAGCAAATGCTTTCCAAGTCCAACGAAGGATATCATTAGCATATCGATAATAGAATCCTTCATCAAGAACCTTGTGATAGCACATCACACCATCAGAAGCTTGTTTGTTTTTTTCAAACATTACATGTGCTTGAATCCATTCCTTTACTTCTTCCTTAGAAGTGTTGAAGACCCGAAGTGATTTTACCTTAGTCTCAAGAATAGCATTACGAATAGTACCGATTGTTCCTTTGTGTCCCTGCTTTGGGTAACGTTCGTGTACACCAGCGGCATCAAGAAGAATATTTACGTTCTTCGTAGTAATCGGAATGTTATCATCTTCCATCAAACGACGGATGATATGAAAATCATGTGTTCCAGCATTCTCACTATTATCTGTAGCATTAGCACGAAGTCCCATGAGAGACATAGCACTGTTATCAGATAATTTATCAAGAACTTCATTACCAGTCACTTTACGGACATACAATGCGACTGGAGCATGAACCCATTTGTTCTCAATTAATGCTCGAAGAAGGTGTCTATGGTCAAACTGAAATTCATTTCCAGCAGCATCAATAAAAATACTAATCGGCCAACCAAATATCATCCACATGAAGTTGGCAGTAGATGCAATTAGCATCTCTAACTTACTCTGAATCAACTCACTTTTTCGTGGGTAATTTGCAGTGGTTGCCTTGATCTCATTGGTCGGGCGAGATCCAAAACCCTTAAATTCATACAACGGATAGTTAGGTCCGTGCGTGCCTTCAACTCCCAAGAGATCCATTGGAAACTCTTGATCTTGAGGGACTTTGTTCTTTTTGTACATACTCTTAATGGTACGGAGGTCAGTGTGTCCAGACTACTGCTGTTCACCTCCATATTATAAACCAAAAAACCCAGGAGCGCAAGCCCCTGGGTCTAATGTTACGATTTTTTCTTACTGCCGATACTGTACTTGGTCTCTAGTATCCAGGATGGTTTGTCCCGAAACGAAAGCACCTTGATTTGATTGAGAGGTGCGATATCAAGAACATCATCCTCTCTGACGATGGTCACAAGTCCCCAGTCAGAAAGAAGTCTTGCAATACGATTCCTACGCTGCACATCATTTATAGTAAGGTTAGCATGTTTGCCGTCTAACGCAAACAACTCTTTAAAGTGAGTGATGTAATACTTACCCTGCTTATGTAAAATATGGCAACTCTGATAGAGTTTCTTTTCCTTTCTGGATGCGACTCCTATGCGAGTGAGTGTTTCACGAACCTTCAAGAAGTCATCTGGTTCGTTGAGCACTACCTCAACCATCATATCAGGAGACCAATTTACTTGTGGTTCAACAGTTTGATTAGTCATTTTCTACCGCCAGTTTCAAGTCGTTGTTTTATGAATTTAATTTGTTCACTAGATAAAATCCTCAATGCTTGCAATGCTTTTTCAGTACTATAACCATAGTATTTCTTAACACATTCTAAATCATCTATTTTATCCTTACGGAGCCAAGGAGAGAATCTCTTTTTTTTCCTCAAACTATTTAGATAAAATGAATATTGCATATCTTTGTCTAACTGATGATTCTTGTTCATCTCATTAGCAAACATAATACAATCAAGATGACCTGCAAGACATTTATTTACAATAAACGGCGGGTATTGTTTAACGATATCTGGGTTTCCTTTAATAAGGTTTTCCTTATTAAAGTTTACAGAGTTGAGCCAGTCTTTGAGTTCCATTATGAAAGTGCCTGATTAAAAACGTATAAAAATAAGTTTAATGTATCTTCATTAAGTTCGGGAAGTTTTGGAAGATCATACTTTTTCTTTATATATTCATATGATTCTAACGCAGTGGATGGAACTTTATCATGATGAAAGTATCTAGGATGCATTTGTACTAATTCTTCTATTGGCCAAAACCAACAAATATCACAGTTTATATTCTTTAATACTTTAGAAGACATTTCCGCCATCTGAGGAATTGTTTCTTCTTCGTAATGATCCATCAAAAGCACATCACATTGTCCAACATATTCATTAGCGTCCGCATGAATAACTTCTGCATATTCAAATAGATCTGGATTATGTTCTTTATGATAATCAATGAGTTCTAAACTTTTTTCTACAATAGTTAGTTTGGTAACTTCTTCTTTACTAAGTAACCAGTTCTCCCTAATACCTAGTCCAAGTCCTGTAGTGAGAGTATGTCCTCTAGCAAACCAATAATGTGAAAATACTCCACCCACTGATGTTGCTGTCGGTAAATATTGTCTCAACCATCGTTCACCATTAACGAATAGTTCCGCTTCTCCCTGAGCGTATCTAACTGCTCTTTCAGGGTATTCCCCATCATCTGGGTCGCCCATATGTTGGATAAGGTAAGATTTATCTCTAAGGAAAATATCAACTTTATTTTTATGATACTCTACAATTTTAGGTTCTGTAAAATTAAAGTAGTTAAAAAATTCAATAAACTCTTTGCTCATTTTTATAATTAAATAATAGTAACTCTTTACGTTCTTTCTGTTCTCTCATGTACTCTCCCACGGATCGCATGGTGTAGGTGAGGTCGAACTCTCCCATTTGATAGTCTTTAAATCGTTCTTTAATAAGTTGAGACGAATTGTAAGAAATAAGTTGAGCACTATTATGCCGAGCACAATCGGCAGCAAAATCATCATGGTCGAACCCGCTATGCATACTCCCCCGCTTCCCATAGAGATTACTTCTAATGTCATAGGGCGGGTCAAGGTAGGTAAAGCACTCTTCGTCATTAGTAAGGAGTGATTCATAAGACCAATTAGTAATTTTCCAATTCTTTATTATTTGAGTGTATCCCTGTAATTTCTCAATTCCTCGCATTGTGAAATTATTGTCTGAAGCTTGCTTTGAGAACGAGGAGGACTCTGTGAGACCACTAAAAGAACACTTATTGATAGTATAAAAAGCGCAAGCCCGAAATAAATTTGATTCATCATAGTTGTTTACCACATCTTTTGCTTCCAAGAATAGTCCTTTTGCTGAAGCAGGATCAGGATATCTAGACTTTAATTCTTGAAGTCTTTTATATAGGGCATATCCATCATTTTGAAGAACCACCCAAAAATTATAAAGAGGTTCGTAAAGATCATTGACCCATACATCAAGGTGAGGATATTTTTTGGTGATATGAATTGCTACACTACCACCACCAAGGAATGGTTCACGATACTCTTTATAGTCACGAAGATCTGGGATGTATATATCCATTTTTTTACATGCTCTAGACTTCCCGCCTGGATATCGCAATGGTGTTTTTAGGGACTTCATAGTCTGATCAAAAATTACTTAACGAAAAATTTGCTGTAAGTGTGACTCTTGGATAGTCTGTTTTTGGGGATTTTGGAACTTCGTGTCTCAAATAACTAGGAAACATAATAAAATCTCCCTCTTCAATATCTAGATCATCAAACGTCTCACTGTAACTACCGTCAAATGATGTTGAAAGTGATTTAACTACTTGAAGGGGATCATGAAAAATTGGTTTTGCATGAACACCTTTTTCAAAAGATAAAAAATGTATGCATGAAAATTGAGGTTGAACTGGTCCAGAATGTGTTACATGAGTGTGTGATTCTTGCATTTCACCATCGGTATATACATTATACCAGATATCAAAACCGCTTTGGTACTCACAATCTAAAATTTGATAATCACATTTTATTATATCATCCAAACATTTTATATATGCATTACACAAAAGATTATAATTATCTTTGATTATATTAAATCCTTTGGGTTCTGATATAAAAGAAGTCTTTACCTTTGGAGTTCTCCAAGTAGGTGGAATCTCATGAGGATATTGAGATGCATCTAATATTGAATCTAATACCATTCTTTTCAAGAAGTTATTAG